CAGTCGAGCAGCACCGCGAACGCGCGGATTTCCAATTCGCGGAGCGGGATCGAGCCGGCGTCGGCGTGGCGCAGCTTGGTCCGGATCTCCCGGAAGACGGCCGCCCTCGGGTCGGTCGGGCCGATCTCGATGGCACAGTCGAGAAGCTCCGCCGAGACCTTGGTCTCGTAGGCCGTGAAGGGCACGTCGGCGGCGCGGGTCATCGGATCAGATGCCGGCGCAGGCGGCGCGGATGGTCAGGTAGACAACGATCGCGCCCAGGCCCGGCGCGAGGGCGAGGACGAAGCGGAAGATGCGATAGCCGATCATCGGATTTCTCCAGTTGGGATGAAGCTGCTGGCGGTTTGCACGGTCATCGCGTGGCGCACGCGGTCCTGAGTCTGGCGTTTGATGACCAGGCGCAGCCACGCGCGCGCGATGAAGGCTGTGTGTTCGTCGGGGCTGTCGAGGTCCTCGATGACGTGCTGCAACCAGAGGGGTTTTTCCGGGTTCAGTGCGACGGGGGGAGTGATTTCCGACATGGCTAACTATTGCACATAAGCAACGACGGGACAAGAAGTATTTTACTGACAAACCGGATTTGTTCGTGCTAGGCCGTGCGCATGGCCAGACCGAAAACCGCACCGAACCGCAAGCAGCTCTGTCTCGATGACGACGTGGCGGCGGCGGTGGAGGAATTCCGCTTCGAGCAGCGCCTGCCATCCGAGTCGGCGGCGCTGCGCGAGCTGGTCACGCTCGGCCTGGCCGCGCATCGGGCCAGCCCGAAACGGCCGGTCGGGCGCAAGGCGCGCGCTACCAACTAAGCTGACCGGGCAGCAGGCCCGATAGGGGACGGTCGCGGCGCGAACCACGCGCCGGCGGCGCCCGAGCGATTCGCATATTCACGTAGATGGCGGGCAGCAATCCGATGGCAGCATTCCTCGCGTCGGGCGTGGATGACGTAACGATTCAGACGGGGTCGCAGCAATTCCAGGGCTGGCAGACGGTCAGCATCACGCGATCTTGCGAGACGATACCGAATTCCTGGGCGCTCACCGCGAGCGCCGAATTCTTGCAGGGCGCCGCTTTGGCGGGCACGAGGCCGGGGCAGTCGTGCCTGATCTATATCGGGTCCGACCTGGTCATCACCGGATGGATCGACCGGCGCACGATCCCGATCGACGCGCATAATCACCAGGTCACGATCGCCGGGCGTGGGAAAACGCGGAACCTCGTAGACTGCTCGGCCAACTTCGCCAAGCCGCCGGATGTCAAGGGCGGTTCGCTGATCGCTCCGAACACGCTCACCCTGGCTCAGACGCTTTGCAACGCGTACGGGATCACGGCATTGTCGGCGGTGGCTGACCTGGGGGTGCCGATCCTCGGGGGTTTCAGCAGCCTCGGCGACACGTCGTACCAAATCATCGAGAGCGTCGCCCGCTATGCCGGCTATCTGGTCTACGAGGACGAATTCGGGCGCCTGGTGCTGGATCGCGTCGGCACGCTCTCGCATGCCTCCGGGTTTACGCTGCCAGGCAACATCGAGGCAATCAGCGCGGAGCGGTCGGTCGATGGGCGGTTCTCGGAATACCTGGTCGTCTGGTCCGGCGTCGACCAGACGTCCGACCTCGCCGACCTTGCCAACCGCCGGGCAGTCAATGACGCGGACAAGGCCCTCGGCGAATATCGCCTGAAGATCATCGTCTCGGAGCAGGTTGCCCCGGCGCCGGGCGCGGCGTTGTCCACCGTCCAAAACGACGTCATCGCCAAGCAGCGTGCCAATTGGGAGTGCGCGCGACGCATCGGCCGTAGCCAGGCCGCGTCGATCACCTGCGACTCCTGGCGCGACAGCAAGGGTGCGCTGTGGACGCCGAACCGGCTGGCGCCGATCGAGGCGCCGGAGGCCGACATCGTGGACGCGAAATGGGTCATCGGCACGGTGACCTTCCGCAAGGATATGTCGGGCACGCACGCCGACGCGGTGCTGATGCCGCAGGATGCGTTCACGCCCGACCCGAACCCGCTGAACCTGTTCGACGCCGAGCTCGCCCTTTCGCCGCAGACCTCGCAGGCCCCGGCGCCGCCATCAACCAATCCGCCGCCCAACTGACCGGAGGCCGCGCCTGATGTCCGCGATGCTGGAGGCGAGGGTCGCCGCGCTGGAACGGTTGGTCGATACGTTGGCGCGGCGCCGCGGTTCGCCCTTCGCCCTCGGTCGGTCGACTCTCGTCGTCAACGACCTTGGCCCGGTGCAGACCGTGCAGGTCCAGCTCGACGCGATCTCGGCGGCCGACAACGTGCCGCTACTCTACGGATTTGGCGTCACCGGCTCTCCGCCGATTTCGACGGACATGCACCTGGCGTTTCTCGACGGCGACCGGTCGAAGGCGCTGGTGATCGCGAGCGGACACCAGACCTATCGGCTGCGCGGCCTGGGGGTTGGCGACTCCGCGCTCTACGACATCCGCGGCGCCAATTTCTGGCTGACGGAGACCGGCCCGGCGGTGAATTGCGCCGGTAAGCCCATGACGGTGAACGGCGACCTTCACGTCACCGGCGCGGTGATCGCCGGCTACGGCGGGGCCGACCAGGTCGGCGTGCAGACGCACAAGCACGCCCAGGGCGACGACAGCCACGGCGACACCGAGGTCCCGACCAACGCACCAACGGCGGGCACCTGATGGGCGACATCCGCATAGTCTGGGACCCGTCCACGGGAACGGGCGATCTCAACATGCTCGGCGCCGGGCTGGAGTTGGGGCACGACCTCGAAACAGCGGTGCTGATCTCGCTGTTCACCGACGCGCAGGTCGATCCCGGCGACATTGTGTTCGACGCCGATCCGCATGGTTGCTGGATCGACACCTATGCGGCGCTGGAAGACCCGGCGCTGACCGCGATCCCGGATGACCGGATCGGGTCGAAGATCTACCAGGTGTTCAACATGCCGCGCACCCAGGCGACGCTCAATTGGCTGCGCGACCAGATCATCAAGAGCCTGGGCTGGATGATTACCGACGGGGTCGCGTCGGCAGTCGAGGCGGCCGCGTTTTTCACCAGCTCGGGCGGCGTCGGCGCGAGCGTGAGCATCACGGCCAATGGTGTCGCGAATGTCTACAGCTACGCCTGGTCGCAGGAAACCTGATCCGTGCCATTTCCAAGGCCGACCCTCACCTCGCTGCGCAGCGGGGCGATGCAGGACATCACCGCATCGGATTTGCCCAACGCAGACGGCTTCCTGCGCCGGGCCGTGCTGCGCGTGCTCGCCTGGGTGCAGGCCGGCCTGGCGAACCTGCATTACGGCTACCTCGACTGGATTTCGCGGCAATCGACCCCGTTCACATCGACCGACGAATATCTCGAAGGCTGGGCCGCGCTGGCGCCGACACCCGTCTTGCGCGAGGCGCCGGATTTTGCGTCAGGCCCGGCGGCCTGGACCGGCGCGGTGGTGAACACGCCGCTGCTGGTCGGAACGATGTGCTCGCGCGGCGACGGCACGCAGTATGTCACCGCGGCCGCCGCGACGGTCGGAGAGGGCGGCACGGTCTCGGTGACGGTGATTGCCGTGGTCGCGGGGTCGAACGGCAACACCGACAGCGGCACACCGCTGACGCTCGGCACCGTGATCGCCGGCATCCCCTCCATCGGCGCGGCGACGGCGGCGATCACCGGCGGCACGGACCTCGAGCTGGACGGGCCGCTGGGGACCCGCATGCTGGAGAGCTATGGCGCCCCGCCGCACGGCGGCAACAGCGCCGACTATGTGACCTGGTCGCTGCAGGTGCCCGGCGTCACCCGCGCATGGTCCACGAACAGCGCCGGGCTGGGCACCGTCTCGGTCTTCTTCATGATGGACGCGGCCGAGAGCGCCTATGGCGGATTTCCGCAGGGCTCGAACGGCGTGGCGACGCTGGAGGTCCGCGACACACCTGCGACCGGCGATCAGCTCAACTTGGCGAATTACCTCTACCCGCTGCGGCCCGTGACGCCGATCGTCTATGCCGTCGCGCCGCAGGCCACGACGCAGGCGTTCACGACCGCGGGGCTGTCGGGGATCTCGGGCGCGCAGCAGACGCAGGTCTCGGCGGCACTCGCCGCGCTGTTGCAGCAAAAGGACAGCCCGCTGGCGAACACCTCGATCGAGCAGAGCGATTGCTCCGACGCGATCACCGCCATTGGCGGGCTGCCGTCGTTCGCGATCACCACGCCGTCGTCATGGCCGATCACGTCGGCCGCCGGCCATATTTTCACCCTCGGAACGGTAACGTGTGACTGATGCCGGCGCCCCCCGCCTTCGGCGATGCCGACTATCAGCAGGCCATGCTGCGGCTGCTGCCCTCGGGCCGCGTCTGGCGCCGCGATCCGTCGTCCATGCTGGCCCGGGTGCTGCTGGCGCTGGCGCCGACCTATACCCGCAGCACCGCGGCTGCGGCGCAGGTGCTGATCGACGCGAGCCCGGCCACGACGGTCAACCTGCTGGCCGAGTGGGAGTCGTCACTTTCGTTGCCCGATCCTTTCACGCCGGCGAACCCGTCGATCGAGCAGCGCCAGGCGGCGGTGCGGGCGAAGTGGGGCGCGCGTGGCGCCCTGACGATCGCCTATTTCGTGGCGCTCGCGGCCAACCTCGGTTTCACCATTACGATCACGGAGTTCCGGCCGTTCTCGGTGGATATGGGCGTCGATGAGCCGATGTGCGAGCCGGAATGGGCGTTCGTCTGGCAGGTGAACGCGCCGCAGGTCACGACATTCTATTTTTCGGTCGAGCTGTCCGGCGTGGACGATCCGCTGGAAACCTACGACGCCGGCGAGCTGGTCGGCCGGATCACGAACGATGCGCCAGCCGAAACGATGGTGCTTTTCGCCTTCTCCTGACTTCGCTTCTTTGATCGGGGAATTTCATGCAACGGATCACTGA